AGAAGTAGGGAACAAATCGGCAAAACAAGCCTGCTTTCCGATAAAAATGGCCAAGTATACGCCAATAACTCCCACGATTTTTTGCAAGACCTGAAAGAAGAGCGGGGCGCCGACGAGATCGAAGAAAATCAAGAAGCCCGAAATCGCCAAGAGAGCGACGAGCAGCCCGGTGAAGCCCCAGCGGCCGAAGGTGTCGAGTAGCTGTTTCATAGTTCTTCTATTTCGTTGTAGGTTGGATATAGTTCGATGAGTTCCTTGAACTTTTCGGAGTCGCGGAAGTCGGGAATTGCGTCGATTGCCTCATTTATCGTTTTGCGGAGTCGCTCTTCATCGATTAAAATCACATCTTCGTCCCCGAGCTCCATATCAAACTTCAACTCGTTAAAAATAAACTCATTGCCTTTTAAAATTGCGGCCGCCGTCAACGTATCGCCGTCCTCTCTGTTTCGTTCGGTCACGCCGTTCATCTCGTACCACATGGAAAACGTTTCTCGCACGCGGGTACGGTCTTCCGAGGAGAGTCCATCCAATCCGGAATACAGCGCAGGGAGGGCCGGCTCTGCATCGGGAGGAAGTGAAATATCCGTCTCCGAGATAGGAGCACCCGCGGCGGTGTCTCTTGCAGCCTCATCGCTTTCGGCGGCGGGGGCGTCGTTCTCGTTGTCGACCTCGTCGGACGGCTCGTCTTCGCTGTCGTCTTCTTCCACTGCGCCGGCCTCATCGGTCGCGGCGTTCGCTTCGTCCTTGGTCATCGGGGGGAACTGGAGCTCCCATTTTTTATATACAAAAGGCGGCGGGGGCGGAAACACACAGCCGGCGGGGAAACCCTCAAAGCCAACCTCCGCAGCGGGTTCGTCGTCGAGCTCGTTAGGTTCGTCCTCGGCAAGCGGTGTTTCTTCGTAGTCGAGCAGCGCGCGGAAATAGTCGATGATGTATTCCAAACGCTCCACGTAGTAGCGGTAGAAGTTTTCGCCCACGTTGTTGCCGTTCGCGCTCAACTTCAAAACAATCTCCGCCGCTTGGTTGGCCAAGTCTTCGTACTCGTAGGCGAGAACCTCGCTGTCTGCCTCAGCGATGAGGCTGTCAACCTCTTGATGCAGCGCCTCAAATCGGAAGCCATCCTCAGCGAATCGAGTTATTAGGTCTTTGTTGTCCATCGTTGTTGTTGTTACTTCGTTGTTTTCTGTGCTCGTTTCCTTTGCAAATCCGAAATACTTACATACATTTGCAGAACAGAAAGCGGCGGCGCTGTCTTGTTTTTCAGCATCTTAGCCGCTCGGGGAATGTAATTACCTCCGAACACGTTGCAAAGGTAGGACATTTTGTACTACACTCCAAACTCGAATGGGACAAAATGTACCATATGACAACATTTTAACACTACAAAGATGGAAGCGAACGCGCAAATACGATTAAACAAGGCCTACGATTATCTGAAATACAAGAAGATAATCAAAGTACAAAAGGATGTGGCCGAGCGTATGGGCGCAACACGGCCAAACGTGTCGAATGCGTTGAGCGGGAAAGAAGAGTATCTAACAGAGAGCTTCCTTAGGCGTTTCGGCGATGCTTTTAGTAATACAATTAGTACCAAATGGCTTTTGACCGGTGAGGGCGAAATGCTAAGCACGGACAACGCATTACCCGAAGAAGAAGAAAACGCCGAACACTCTCAACTCATACCCGCCCCACCGGGCAAAGGCATTCCCCTCATTCCGCTGCCGGCGATGGCGGGCTTCCTCAAAGGCAGCGCCGACCTCGACCGCAACGACATAGAATGGTACTACGTTCCCGCGTTCAGCGACTGCACTTTCCTTATCCGCGTCAAAGGCGATAGCATGTTCCCCCGCTATTTGAGCGGCGACATCGTCGCCTGCCGAGAAGTCCACGACACCGGCACGTTTTTCCAATGGGGCAAAGCCTACGTGCTCGACACCGACCAAGGCGTAGTCCTCAAACGCATACGCCGCTCCGAACGCCCCGACCACATTCTGTGCGTCTCCGACAACCCGGACTACGAGCCGTTTGACGTTCCCGTCTCCTCCATCTATCACCTCGCAATAGTACGCGGCCTCATCCGCGAAGAATAACTACCACCACAAAAATCCCAATACCCCGAAGACATGAACAAAATCCTCGCCACCGCGCTGCTGTTTGTCCTTTCCGTCTGCATGGCTACCGCACAACACTTCAACACCTACGACGTCGATTATGACGTGAGGAAGTGTAAGGACATCCTCGAACGAAATAGCGGCCACACCGAGCAGGAGCTCGCAAACGACCTCTTGCGCAATTTCCCACTCACACAGAACGGCGTCATTAAATTCCAATACGTGCTCCGAGCCGACACGCTCTACGACATGGACGAAATGCGCGAAATCGTCGAGCATTGGCAGCGCACCGAATTAGGCGTCGCCCCGCAGCTCCGCAAAGACGGAAACACATTCTACATCGACAAGGCAATGAAAGAAATGGCGCGCATCCCCGGCGGCATGTTCGGTTTTTCCACCGTGATCAGTGCCGAAATGACGTGCCTCGTCGAACTGCGAGAAGGACGAATGCGCATCACGGTGCAAGTTCCTCGTTATCGCCTCGGCTTTTCGAGCGTCGACGAGTTGGGGGATGAGCTTGTCCGCCCCGGCGATTGCTATCCCGCCAAGAACAAGGGACACGAACAAGCCGCCTACGCAAAAGCGTTCAACGGTTCGATAATATGGGCGCTAAACACGTGCCAAAGCCTCAGCACCGTGCTAAAAGTGCGCCACGATATCCAACAGGGCAAGCCCGCGGAGGATTGGTAA